AATATTATAACGGATGGCCGCCACGTGGGGTGATTGAGATTGAAGAGTTCTATTGAGGGTTCTAGTATAAATTGGGGTACCGTTCTACCGATTGCCATAGAGTTTTGGAGAGGGAACCATTCGGTACCCAAGCCTTTATTTACAAGAATGCCACCACCAAAGCGTTTTCAAATAAACGCCAAAAATTATTTTCTCACGTATCCCCGGTGCTCACTAACTAAAGAGGCTGCTCTCGAACAAATCATATCATTGCAAACGCCCACGAACAAGAAGTTCATCAAGGTCGCAAGAGAGCTTCACGACGATGGGCAGCCTCATCTCCATGTCCTGCTTCAATTCGAGGCCAAATTCAACTGCAAGAATCAGAGATTCTTCGACCTTGTCTCCCCAAATAGGTCAGCACATTTCCATCCAAACATACAGGGAGCTAAGTCGAGCTCCGACGTCAAGTCCTATGTCGACAAGGACGGAGACACCATTGAATGGGGAGAATTCCAGGTCGACGCTCGTTCTGCAAGAGGTGGCCAACAGACTGCGAACGAGTCATACGCCAAGGTTCTGAATGCTCAGAACATTGAACAGGCTCTCCAAATATTGAAGGAGGAACAACCGAAGGACTTCGTCCTTCAACACCATAACATACGCTCTAACCTAGAGCGTATCTTTGCAAAGGCTCCGGAGCCGTGGACTCCTCCGTTTCACCTCTCCTCATTCACTAACGTGCCCAAGGAGATGCAAGACTGGGCGGACGACTATTTTGGGAGAGGTGCCGCTGCGCGGCCGGAGAGACCACTCAGCATCATCATAGAGGGTGGTTCAAGGTCAGGGAAGACCATGTGGGCACGTGCCTTGGGGGTCCACAATTACCTGAGTGGTCACCTCGATTTCAATTCGAGGGTCTATTCGAATTTGGCCCAATACAACGTGATAGATGACATCGCACCGCTCTATCTAAAGCTAAAGCACTGGAAAGAATTGATTGGGCTCAAAAGGACTGGCAATCGAACTGCAAATACGGAAAGCCGGTTCAAATTAAAGGCGGGATCCATCCCATCAATCGTGCTTTGCAATCCTGGTGAAGGGGCCAGCTATAAAGATTTCCTAGACAAAGAAGAGAACGCAGCATTAAAGAGTTGGACCCTTCACAATGCGAAATTCGTCGTCCTCAACTCCCCCCTCTATCAAAGTCCAACACAGGGCGGCCAAGAAGAGAGCGGTCAGGAGACGACGAATTGATCTAGAGTGCGGGTGCTCCATATACGTACACCTTAACTGCGCAGGACATGGATTCACGCACCGGGGAACTCATCACTGCACGTCAGGCAGAGAGTGGCGTATATATCTGGGAGATATCAAATCCCCTCTATTTCAAGATGTACAACGTAGAGGACCCAATATACACGAGGACCAGAATATACCACGTCCAGATACGGTTCAACCACAACCTCAGGAACAGACTGGGTCTACACAAGGCCTTCCTGAACTTCCAAGTCTGGACGACATCAGTTCGAGCTTCTGGGACGACATATTTAGTTAGGTTTAGGCAGTTAGTCTTGTTGTATTTAGATAGTTTGGGCGTAGTTTCGCTTAACAATGTAATTAGAGCTGTTCGTTTTGCAACAGACAAACCATATGTAAATTATGTGCTTGAGAATCATGAAATAAAATTCAAATTTTATTAATTGGATATCGAATCATAGAAATAGATCCGAATTTTCAATGTCGCATATACAGGGTTTGAGGCATGAGTGCATGCCATGTACAAGAGTAACGCGTTCTCCGTATGATTCTCGTACTTCGCGGCTTCTTGGTGGTTGTACACCACATGATTGTTGACCTTCCAAAAACGCCTGACCAATGCCTGCTCGTTGCTCGCGTACTGTCCACCTGTGACTTTGGCATAGAACCGGTGCATGACTTGGAAACGATCACGTAGATCGTTCTTGATCGTAGCAGTGCTTGGCTCATTATCAAATAAATTGAACACTTGGCCAAAGTCCATAGGAGAACCATAGGGACGACGGTCTCTAACCAACCAAAACATCACACTGTTAGTGTGATTCTTGAGCTTGATGTTCTCATCCATCCATATCTTACCTAAAACATAAACAGACTTAACACAAAAACGCTTTCCAACACGGTGAGTAATACCATTACCACGTGTCACGTCAGAAATACATATAACCTTCCCAGTGTGGGAAATATCATGCCTCTGTTCAAAGGACTGGACCTTACACGGGCCTTCACATCCCCTAGGAACATCGGGGGTTCTGTACATCCGATATATCCTGGGCTTTCTGTACATAGGCCTATTAACCCATTCAGCGGCCCGTGTGGTTTTTGGGCCTCCACCACCACGAGGAGAGAAATTGCTCGAGCGGGAAATCTTTGACGTTCCTGCCATGTGGCGCCATGGCACGTCACGCTTGGGCATGTTGAATTAAAGGATAACGCATGTTTTTCTTAAAATATATAGCCGTTACTCACAACTTGGGGCCCAAGTTGTTCCATATCTAAACTCGTCAGACAGAAATTCATTGGTCAGCACAAAAACATTCCTTTAATTCAAGTTAAAGTCGGCCCAAAAGAACGAGCCCAAAAGAAAAGGCCCATAAAAAATCGCGCGGCCATCCGGT